TGAATTATAGAGGGAAGCAGCCGCCCCGAGTCCACCAAGCACTTGCTGCGCTCTACCGGGTCTGTCGTAGCTAAGGTTAGTAGTAGAGCTTTCGAGGGGCAGGCCGCTCAAAGAACTACGCAGGAAATCCATCTGCTTGTACGGATATTCTTGTTGTCTTAAATAGTCTTGGTACCCAACGTCAAGGCCCCTCTGCGCTAGGTTCTGTTGCATCGCACCATACTCAGCCTGTTTATCAAGGGCACCGATCCCTGTCTGATACCCATACCGGTTGGCAAGTTCTTGGGCTTGCTGACGCTGCATATCCCGCTGCTGTTCGGTATTGAATTGTTGTTGCGCGGCTTCAAAGGCGCGTTGAGAACCCCTAGCTTGGATGTCACCTAGTTGCTGTGCTGTGTTTCTTGCCTGTTCAGCTTCAACAAGCCCGTGACGATACCCACCAAAAGCGCCTTGATTGACAGCACCGGCACCAAGTTTTGTCGCCTGAATATCAGCGTTTCGTTGGGCTTCCCGTTTCTCAATATCAGTCACACCCTGCTGATAGGGCGACATATACTGTTGCTGCATCCCCGGAGCAGTAAAGGACTGGGAAGTGTACTGAGTCGGCTGGAAACCTTGAAGTCCAGCGATACCGCTCATGGCCTTGTTCTGAAGGTCGGAGAAACCCGCGACCCTTTGACCGCCGTAAGCCTCGTAAGGTTTAGCAGCGGCGGCAGACGCACCTTGAACAAGCTGATTTACGACCGGCTGGAACTGTGTATTGATTCCCCTTGATACAGTAGTCGAGCTACCAAGGGGTTGACCGAGCGAGCTAGTAGCCATTTTGTTTCCTTACGCCGGGAGATACTTCTCGGGCTTAATCTGTTTGCCCTGCTTAGGGTTGCCCGTGCGGGCTTTGCGAATCTGCTCCATCATGGCGTGGAGTTTCTTGGCCCCAGCATTCGATGAGCCGTTGCCAATGTGGCTAACTACGTCCGCAGGAATCACAAACTCACCGTCAGCAAGGCGTGCTTCTTGTTTTCCTTCGATATTTGCCTTGATGTTATCACTCATGCCATCACCGGGGCCAGACAAATACCGACCACCAGCGGCATATTCATGTTGCTGAAGACCAGCAATTCCACCATGAGCTAAATATATGGGTCCGCCGTAGGCATAATCTCGCCGGGAATCTTCTTGGTTGTCTTGTTGCTGCGGGACGCTGAACATGGGCTGTTCGTTTTGGCCGTAGTCCACTTGCGAGGGAGCGAGGCTTCGAAGTCCCTGCGGGGCTGACGCATAAGATGAAGCTGGGCCTTCAGCGGAGTAAGGATTTACCGAAGCGGTGTTGGTAGTAAAAGGTGCAGGAGCCGCAGCTTCAGGGGCACCACCCCCACCCATACCGCCCATAAGACTAGGAATCCCCGCACCACCCGCTTTTTGTTGCGCTCGCGCAGCGTCCCGCGCGTCCATACCTGCCGTGAGAGTACCGATCCCGGCCCTTAGCAAACCACCGGCAATAGGCCCAATTCCGGGGATCAGCCCCACAGCCAGCGGAGCGATCTTTCGTAGGAATTTCTTAAACTTTCCACCAGCCATTTTTTAAACCTCTCGCGGCAAAGCCGATACGAAACTTAGCGTTGCGATCACAGATGCGGTTGCAGGGCGTACCGGTCCGGTTTGTGTTGGGTAATAATGGAGGGTTACGGCGGCATTATTGGTAGACCACCACAACTGAATATAGTCATCCGCCTGCATAGACACAAAATAGTTCCAGCTAGTAATAATATGCCCGTCAATGCCGCCATGCTTATTAATTACCGAGACAAACCCAGTAGAGTTAGCAATGTCAGTAGCAGCGCCAGCGCCGTTTCCTTGCTTTAACCAAACACTTACGTCGTGTTCTTGAGTATCTGTATTTCGGAACTGCCCCGACCACTGCAAGTTATAGATGCCGGGATTAGTTACTTGGAGTTTACTACCGCCTACAATCGAAACCCCACTAGCAAAGTCTACCGTATCGAAGGTCATCACCGTAGCGGTGTTAGCTGTTGTTGATTGTGAAGCTAGACTTTGAAACGCCCCGTAGGGAAACGACAGGAACTTACCCCCGGCAGTATCGAGGATTGAAGCAAAGATATTGTCCAGCCGCTCAAAGTACAGACGCAGGGCGTTATTAAGCTGGTTCTGATAAATGTCGTCCCATTCCCGTGGCGGGACAGGAAGTCTTGGGGCGTATGTTCGACCCAGCTTGGTCCGGTCGATACTGGTAATTACGGACATCTTAGAACTCTACCCGATAGACAAACACCATTAGTGCCCCAGCGGCTGTAGCCATAGCATCTCTTGGGTCGGCGGTGTGCGTCTTTTTGTTTCTATTATCGTATGCCTCTTTAGCTATACCAGCAGCTACGGCCAGCATCAGAGCATGCTCAGGTTTCTCCAGTGGGGCCGCTGCAATAGCCATCCCAACAATAAAGTGCAGCAGCTTATCCATCAGGACTTCCTACCATCAGAGCGAGTGTCGATCCGGGGATTACCAAGCTGCCATTGGGTACCGACTGTATTACTCTCGATCCTGAAAGCCATCTGACGGCCACGGAACCGCAAGAAAACCTGCTTTGTATACTGCTCAACTGGAACGGTAGCGGCGCGGACAACACCTTCGGGGGATTCAGGTTTGTAGTTAACGCCTGAAAAATCCCTTGGCTTAACTACTACAGTTACAGACGGATCTGTAGCAATCGAACCGTTGAACGTCAAGTCAGGGATCATCCGCCAGCAAAAAGCTATCTTATCGCCGTCATCAATATCAAAGTCAGCGGACTCAATATACGAGTTAATAGCAGTAGCAGGGCCGCTTCCCGTATCGTCGTCGTTGCCGACTTCATGGAACAAAATACGGTTGCTCTGAATAGCCATAGGCGTTGCCTTAAGCCCGCTATCTAACCAAGCAGTACGCTGCATCGTGCCGTAGTACCAAGCACGGTCAAGGTGGTTAAAGACAACATAGCGGTCGGGTGAAGCCAAGGTGTTATTTGAGCAGTAGAACCACCAGATTTCGGTAAAGCCTTCGTTTGTGCCGCAGATAACTTGGTCCCGCTGGTCGATACCGATGTCAGAAAAAACATATTGCCGCAGTGAGCAAGGCAGTGTTTCAACCCGGCCCGAGTACATATAGAACTTGTCTTGCCCCATCCAGTAGACGATGTTATTCGCCACTGCAAAACTATGGGGGGACATAATAGATGTGTTATCGGCGATCTGGCTTAAGTTAAACACATACGGTGGGCCAACATACTGCATCGAGTATACGGCTGTGTCTGTAAAGACAACGATTTCTTGCTTGGTGGAGACAGCCGCAATAATTTTGGAACCAGAAGAAAGCCTAATACCACCCGCTTGGTTAGTAATTTCGGGCTTCCATATTTCTACTTTCTCTTGGTCTGACCAGCGAATCAACAGCGGGTCAAGCGTAGAGGTACCAATATCGTTCGTGCCAAAACAAATAACAAACCGCGACGTATCCGAAACCAACAGTTCGTTTTGAAACAGCGGAACGTCAATAGCGCCGGGGAGACTCGATACTAGGACGCCACGGTTAGAGAAGTTGGTAGGTAGCGTACTCGCATCCCAGTAATATAAAGCCCCACCACGGGGGCCGTAGACAAAGTTTTGTCCGTAGTTATGCGCGTTCCAAAGCCGTAGGGGGGTAGATACACCAGTCGTAGCAGCCGCGCCCCAGCCTGATGCGCCCCAACCACCAGCACCCCACCCAAAGAATTGAGTAGCTACCGCCAAACCTGTATTAATTTGAAAGGCCGTAACAACCGCTGCGCCACCACCCAGTACAGTCGAAGTAGCGGGCGTGGTTATATTGAAGCGGAAAGTGTTTGCATTAAGTACGGTTACTTGATGTTCTTTGTTTATTTCGACAGCGGGCACACCAGCAAAAGTAGTGGCACCAGAAATAGTAACGAAGTCACCCGTAACAGCACCGTGGGCGGTTTGGTTAACATCCAGATAGGTAAGCCCGGTGTTGGCTTGTATTTGATTGGCCGGTAGCGTTGTAGTAAGACGTATCGGGGTGATGTCGTAGTAGCTACCGGCGTTCTCAACGTAATACTTGAGATTCGTGCCTATACCGACGTTGTTAAACCCCGCGTTAGTCGTCCACGCCCACATGGAACGAGCAGTGCCAAGGAACGTACTTTTCCCGGGGATACTACCCTCTGCCAACGGAATCCAGCCACCGATCTTTTCGGGCTTTTTAGAACGAAACCGGATTTTGTCGCAGGAATACCAAGTCCCTTCAGCCGCGTAGGTAGTGGACTCCCGGTTAACCCCCGGTTCAAAAACAAGTTTCTTGAGCGCCATATTTACTGCGTTGGTTCTGCACCAAGCCCACGGGATTTAGAAGTCGTAAAGGACGATCCGAGCCAAAAGCCAATCGCCCCGCCCAGCACACCCGTCACTACTGATGAAGCAATGGCAGCGCGAAGCTCACCCGAAAACGCATCAGCCGCGCCAGTCAGCACAAGGTAGACCGTGCCATAGAGCAGGGGGAAAAGCAGGATCGTAATCCAAAACGCGGGCATCTTCCAAAACGGGAACCCTGACTCGGCAAACTTCAGATTATAAGACCGAGCGCCTTCGATGCCGCCGCCACCAGCTTCGGCAAGCTCAAACCAAACTTCCTTGACCGCTTGTTTTGCCGCAGCCAGCAACTGCGGGTTTGTCTGCATCAACTCTACAGCGCCTTGAAGATTAGGGGCGTTCGTAGCGCCGACTACAATGTTTGCAACCTTCTCGGCCAAAGCAATGTTCTGCTGGGTCTTCGGGCCACCACCAAAGAGTTTAGCCAACTCGGGGATAAGCGACACCAGACTGGGCAGGAGAGCGGCAAGGACTGGAGCCATAAATCTCTTCCTCGGTTTTTCAGGCTGAACGGGGTCAGCGACGACAAGGGCAGGGTCAGGAATTACTGGGGCTGGCTTGGGTTTACTTTCTTCACCAACCGGGGCAAGAAACAGATCGCGTTCAGCATTGCGCCGACGAACCAGCCCAGCAAGTATCCGGCCACCAGCATAAATCCACTTACCAAACTCATCCGCTGCATCGCGGTAATTGTGTGAGTTAATCGTAGTAAGAAGGGTACTGCGATTAAAGGCTCCTTCACCGAGATTATAGGTAAAAGATACCAGCGCGTCGAACTGATTTTGGTTGAGCGGCACACGAACCGCCCGGTTAACAGCGTCTGAGAACTTCTTTGAATCGTGCCGCAGGTAATCAAGCGCCTGCTCTGGGGAGATCACATCCCCATTTTTTACTTTATTCCCGTTTGGATATACGGTCGTCCCGTACCCAATCGTCCAAGGTTCGTTACCAGTGCCCGGATCAGGATAAGCGTTAAGACGCAGACCTTCGAAGTCTGCGATGAGTTTCAGACCTCGGGCAGAGATTTGCATTTAGGCTTTGTATTCCGCTTGCCGCGCTTCAACTTCCATAGGGTTATCACGATACCCGTAGCGCAGGTTGTACCAAAGATACTTAGTGTAAAACTTCAGCACCCCAAGCTCTTGCGCTTGTTTCCAGTGTGCGAGTTCATGCTTACGCAGCCGTTCGCTATCAATACGGTCTTCGGTAATGAAGATCCCAAACGGTGGCAGAGCGATGCCTTTGTACCCTGTAGTTTTGAGGAACCACTCAACTGGGCCTTTAGCGACGGAGATTTTGGCTTCGTTCACTTATTCGACCCATGAGAATGAGTAGTAAGCGTTAAGTATCCCACCACCGGATTGTAGATTGCCGCGATAGTAAGTTCGTCCGCCTACTGTGACGGATGTTGTGCTAGGCGACATAAAACTTTGCGAATAAACATTCGTGCCGTTGTACAAGATATTTATTGTTTGGAAGTTATTAGCAAACTCCCAATAACTGTCTACCACGCTGCCGGTCTTCAAATAAAAATCTGCCGGTCCCGTACCATCACCGAAGGGCTGGGGATACCGAGTTTTGCCCCGTAAGTTACTGAACGAAAAAGAACCAGACGGCACTTGTGCGATCTGTCGAACATATGCGTCATTAAATGATATGACCCGTGTAGACGGCCAGTTTAGCTCGGTATTGACCATACCTAAACTAATAGAACCTGATGCAGGGAGAGTCATGATTAGATCGGTGCAAAGGCGGTCACATTGCCTTTAACGGATAGGTTCCCAGACGGATCTAGCGCGGCGATTACTTGCGCTGAGTTGTTGTAGAACGTAAAAGACCCGTCGGAGTTAACAGTAAACCGAGAAGATAGCGTCGTCGGGGACGTTCCGGGGTTAGTAGCAATTGCAAACCGGCTGGCGGTTGTGCCCGTGTACTCCGAAAATAAAAGCGCCCCGGTATTGCTGGCTGCATTATCAAGCGCGAGTCCAGAGTATGTATTATTAGTAGTAGATGTGTTTCTGATATTTACGGACACACCCGCCGTAGAGTAAGGCGTATTGTTAGTGGCAGTGAGGTTTAACTGCCCGGTCATCGTATCGCCGGTCTTAGCAACTGCCCCAGCCTGCGCCGCAGTAATCTGGCTTACCGTAGCTGCTTGAGATCCAGTGCCAGAACCGGGCAAAGTCAACTGCCCAGTCATTGTCGCGCCGGTTGTACTTACTTTGGCGCTAAACGGATCAATTACATCTGTGCCGTTGCACAGAACAATAGCCGTAGTGCCGTTAGCAATAGTGATGCCCGAACCAGCCGCAGTTTTAACAACGATGCTTTGCCCGCCGGTTGTGGCGTTACGCACCACATAAAGCTTCGTGTACGGGGCTGAAGTCGGGGGCGACCCCGTAGTAGGGACAATGACGTTGCGTGTAGCAGTCAGCGTGACCGAGGAAGTGATATTAAGCCCCATTGACCGAGCTTCATCAACCGCGCCGCTCAAAGTCGTAAGGGTGTAACCCAGTGCCGAGTCAGTAATACTGACTGCGGTGTATCCAGAAATCGCTTGTTCAAGCAGCGACCCAAGGTTTGTATTGGTCAGATCGCCCCAAGTGCCAGACTGCTCGCCGTTACCAATAAGCGTAAGACGAAGATTGTTTGAATAAGTTAAAGGCATCTTAGTTTGCTCTCAGGATCGCTGACGAAGGGTCAGGCAAAGGCATTTGGATAATCAGATTACCGCCGCTAATCACACGGTCAGACCCAAAATCAAAAACCGCTACAGCGCGGTTTGCCTTGGTGGAGTTGTAAATTAATGCTTTACGGTACGTTAGCGTCACCGTACTGATCGTCACATCAGCAAAATCAACAATCGCAGTGATCCCGTTTAGCGTCGGGGTGACGGAGGCAAGGGTTGCTCCACCGGCTGTGTATCCGGTTCCGACCGCTTCATTTGTTGCTGTGTAAACTGTTGTCGCCGCGCCGATAGTAGATGCTGACGTATAGAGCGCAATTTTGAAAGTGTCACCTGTCGATGCCGTGAAATCATGGATCGCCCTAAAGAGTTCGACTTTGAACGAATTGCAAACGACTTGGGACATCTTACTTTACCGGGTAACGGACCTGATCGCTGCGGAACGTGTCCTGACGATTCTTGGCGTCCGCAAGCTGTTTGAGAAGCGCCATTGCTTCTTTGAACTTCGTGTCGTACAGCGCCATAACATCTTGGTCACCCTTCATAAACGTGTACGCCTCTACCAGCGAGCCATACAAAAGGGCCGAACTGAAGTTATCCCCAAGCCAGCTAGTACCCGCAGGGGCAGTGATTGAAGACGGGTAACCGTAGTAAGCCAAGTTGACTGGATAAACCGCGCTGGGTGCAGGAGCAAGCGTAATTTCGTATGCTTGGGACAGGGCGTAATACTGAGGCTGGCCGGTAGCCGTCGTCGGGAATGCTTCCCGCAAGAACGTAAAGTCCTTGTTTAGCAGATAAGCTTGCGTCCCCGAGGGCAACTGAAGCGCGACCGAGAACGTAGCCAAATAATCCGCAGGTAGCGTGACCGTAGCCACACCAATACTTGTAGTCAGCGTTGAATACTTAAAAGACGCAGGAAGCTGTACGGCATTAGCAATACGCTGCTCTGCCTGCGTGATGAAAGTATTAACGTCAGTCGTTGAGAAT